TCATTTTCGTCCCTTCTTACCAGCTTGCTCCTCTAAGAATTTTTGCATATTTTCTATGCTGCCAAATCTTTGTAACATTGCTTCAAGGTCATTTAAGTCCTTAGCAGAAATTAGCTCGACATGTTTAATATCATGGTCTATTTGTTGTGCTTCTTTTTCAGTTGGATAGTGGAACCTGATGTGGGGAACATTACTTAATGCTGCCTCGACTTCATATTTTAGCTGTTTAGTGTGAGCTCCAATTCCACTAATATATAACCAACCCTTAGTTCGTGTCATTGCCGTAAATAAGAGGTTCCTGTTTCGTATATTCAAATTGTGACATAGGAAATCAGTACCCATGATATATACAGAGTAAGCCTCATTACCTTTTGCTTTATGGATAGTACTTAAAGTCACTCGGCCTTTCACTTTAAAATCATGGATAGATATTTTTTCGGCGTGAACGTTATTGGTAAATATCCCTCTTGATGTAAGAATTCTGGTTAATTTATTGAAGTATGGCCCGCAATGATAATCATCAGCACAAATAACTAAAATATCCTCGGGAAGAAGTCCCTCTCCCCGTATATCATTTTCAATTGCTGCGGCTACTCTTCCAAGTTCATCATCAAGGTCTTTACATTCAAAGTTATAATTAAACAAATCTCTAGTATCGTCGTTAGAAAATGTCGGTGAGTTCTTTGTTTCTCTCATCACATCAACAAGCTCTGACTCTTCAAACTCTCCATCTTCTCTCGACAATACAGTGTAGCCAAGATCCTTCCAATACCTAACCGTTTCAATTTTTTGTACTTGCTTTCCATATACGCCTAATCCCAATGCGTGAGCGCTTACAAGGATCGCTAAAGGCGTTCTATAACAAACTTCCAGGAACTTATCTTTTTTGAATTCAGTTCCATCGTCGAATATTTCGTTAGCAGTCGGACTTCTTTTTTGGAAAATATTTTGGAAAATATCAGCACCAAAGCAAACTTGTTTATTACGAGCCAGTTTGGTACACAATCTCATGAAGTAAATTCCATAGTCTTGTGCTTCGTCTACAAAAACGAAATCGTATAAAGGTTTTACATCAACACTTTCAAGTAGTTTTTTGCAGGCAAACTCGAATGGATCCATTCCACCTCTAATTGACGATTGCGCTGCAGGAAATGTAAGAAAATCATGGCCGAAAGCTTTACATGCCTCATAATAGACTCCAGCATTAGACCTTCCTCCCCATGAATGCATGACAGTCACTCTATCTAGATTTGTAGAGTCATCATGAAATTCCCTATAAAATCTTTGAATGAGCCTTATAACATGTTGATAGAGGCTCTTGGTACTAAAAGTATAAAGTATTGTAGCCCTTTTAGTTTCATCACGAAGTAATGTCTGTGCTACTTTCATTGCTAGTATTACAGTCTTACCAGAGCCTGCAAGGCCTCTAATTCGCTGCGGAGCGTTTAAAGCGGGGATATATCCTTCTTGTTGGTCTTTATCAAACATTAAAATTTTAGACTCAACTTCAGTAATCTTAGCACCCTTAGAGTTAGGTGGAAGATTTTCTACATTCCTATCCTCTGGTTTTAAAAGTCCTTTGGCCCCTTGTATTGTAGATATTGCTTCATAAAAAAGACTTTCTGCAAAATCTTTCCTAAATGATTCGACTACACTGACTAACTCACGGGTATTAGTAATTAAGTTGTTTCTTAAATTATCCGTATTTATAGAATCGCTATCAATTGATGGTGCATATAATAATGATCCTACAGGTAAAGCGAATGACATCATACCGCTTCTTAATCGATCATTTTTAATTAATCGGGAGGCAACAAATCCAGCCACTCGCTCTAAACTTTTGTCATCTTTTTTTAATGCATCAATATTATATTCAGTTGCTGCGGATGAATAAAAAACAATCACTCCATATTGTGGACTTACTAGAAGCATTTGCGATATTACGAGATTGTCGTCATCCCCCTTATACATAGGGAAATCAAAAAATAACTCGGCATCTGTCAGTGACAAGGAAGATTGTTGTAGGGTTCTTAAGAGATTATTCACTTCTCTGTTATGTATCTCAAAACCTTGTGGGTTTATGTTCATAATGTTCCCAAGTTAATTTTTATTTTGATACAAATTACTCTAAATTGTCCTCTCCTTCAATAATGGAAGTCGTTATTCACCTGCACATACTATTAGCTTGCTAATCTAGACATGGCAAACCTATAATTTTGTGCCCGCGCGCAATGCTATCCCCGCCACGCCTGCCCGCTTTATATGTCGGTTTTAATGCAGTTGCCTGTGGCCTCTCAGCCCGTGTCAGTACTGGTAGAGATGGCAGTGAAAAATAGGGGTAATCGAATGCAAACCCATGCAGCAAGAATGCATGCTTAATATTACTCATTTTCGGAATTAATGCACGTTTTCGGAGAGGGTTTTATAGCTTTGGCAGGGGAGTGAAAAAGATGGGGATATTGAGAATAAAAAGCGTATCTCAGAGGCTAGATAGCACTGAGATACGCCGTTACTATGACTCTAGCCGCGCGGCATACCAAGCTGCTCTTGTTTCCGCTTGATCATGGCGTTCGCCATAGTTCGGCCACCGACGGTGGTCATTTTCGGATTCAGGAATTTCACCTCGGGACGACTAAGCCCAATCTGCTTTAATACCGGCTCTTTCTGCATATCAAAGGCATAGCCTGACATGGCGGTTTTCAGGTGGGTGATGACCTCCTGACAAAGCGTATCCACGGGGTTTATCTCGTAAGCGGTGAGTCGTCCGTCTAGGGTGACAAATGACTGCTCAATCACTAACGCCCGCTGTTTCATGACCATGGCGCGGATAAGCGGCGCTAATTCCGCAGATAGTGCCTGTGTGAGTTCCTGACTGGCGTACGCCATGAGTGCGCCGCCGTGGCTCTTTAACAGCGCTTCACCGGACGCTGAGCATACGATTTCCTGACGATCTTTATCAATGTCCAGCGAGAGCAGTAGCTCACCCAGCTCACGCGCCATTTCCTGCTCGGCCAAGCGCTGTAAATGCTGCTGCTTAATCTCAGGGCTGACCTGACCGCGCAGTTTACGGAATGTTTCGCGCCACTGATTTCCTGCCTGTTCGCTCTGGGTTTCAGCGTCTTGCTTTTGCTGCTGGCAGCGGAGAATATCGCCGGTGATTTCCTCCATTTTCACTACGTCAGCCTGCTGTGCCTGTAGTGCGTTCTGAAAATGATTAATCGCGTCTTCAACGGCGGTAGTGGTCTGTCGAGTCTGTTCTTTCATTGTGACCTCGGTGCAGGGAGTGATTTGATGTCAATTATTATGTGTTGTACCAGTCACCGGCACTATTGAGGCGGGACGTGCGAGGAATAGCAGAACGGCGGCGGCTCTCATTAATTTTTCAGCGGTGTAACCTATGCCTGTCGATTGAGTAAATTAACTGAGTGGGGGAATAAATTGTGATCACACTGAAACTGGGAAATGAGAAAACAGTACTTAATCAGCGCGACGCGGTGCGGCTGATTGAGGGAATGATGCTGGCGATAAAAGACCCCGCAGGAATGGAAAGTACCTCGTTACACCTTGGGGACATTACGCTGACAGCGAATGTGACAAAGGCAGGGGAAGCGAAAACATTCTCAACGGAAAACCCGCTACTGACTGATTGCTAAGTTTTTTATGGGAAAACGTGCCGTTCAAAAAGCGCCTGCCAGAAAAGAACCTTTCAGATTTTTAATACTCTTCTGTGTTTTTCAGCGCGTACATGTAGTACAACCGCGTACAGGCATGATTTTAAAAGAGAAAAACTGTACTACATGCCGGTATTGCACTGCGTACATGTAGTACAGGAAAAGGCTTTATACTTGCAAATCAACGCTGTACTACATGTACTACATGCCAGCCTTGATGTAGTACAGAAAAATCCCTTTAAATATCAATGCTTGTACGCGCTGTACGACATGTACTACATGTATTAATAATAAAATACGATACGTGAGGCGCTGCCTTAACCGATAACCTCTTGGTTAAGCACGTAAACGAATTTAGGCCCTATTTCTGGCAGGCGGATTTGTTTTTGTATCCGGTTTTCGCTGGTCTCGGTAATCCAGCCGTTATCACGGCACAGCAGGGCGGTTTTCTTCTGGTCTGACGTACCGCAAATCTCCTTCCAGCCGCTCGGCAACACGTAAAACGTGGTCACCGCGTTGCTGACGTTATTTCCCTTCACCACGCGACGATAGCCCACCATATTTGCCGGCCGGTTCTTGTCATCATCCCAGTCTGCAAAACGGGTGAACTGGTTGGCCGTGATGAAGCGCCGTATGCGCTCCAGCGCGTCCGCTTCTTCCTGATTGGCAGAATGCCCACGGTCTTTCAGCCACGCATCGAGACAGGCTCTGGCGGCGCGTAATGCATCACCGGTTGGCCAGCCCGTAATACCGGCTACCGATGCCAGCTCTCCCGCCACGGCCAGTAAGGCGAAGCGGTCAACGATGCGGCCGACCTGTTTACCGGAATCCGCAGGAAGCAGGGCGCGCTCGTACTCTTTTTTCAGCGTTTTAGCGCGGTGCGTTACGTCCTGAAGGTTGGCGGCCAGATAGCGGATCCAGTCGCGAAACGGCGCGCCGTGATACTGCTTGCTGGCCTGTTCAAGATGCTCGGCAAAGTCTTTACCGCTGTCGAAGCCGTGCAGGGTTTCAAACGCGCCGTGTACGCCGGTATCGCTGGGGATTTGCACCATGCGAACGCCGACGCCTGCGCCGGTGCGTTTCTCTCCGGCCTCGGCGGCGTGCTCCATGATGGAAACCTCGCCGGTAGACATGTAAAGCATCGCCCACGTCACCGGATCGCGCACGCTGCCATCGACACGGCTACGGGCTTTCCCCTGACCGTTGCCCAGCATGTAGGCAATGCGGCTGGCCTCTTTGCCGTCCACCTCGCTTATCTCATCGAGCATTAGGGCGGCATCATTGCGCCGCAGGGCGATACCCTCCAGCGCGTTACCGGTGGCCCGCCACGTTTTCCAGAAATCAGGACTGCCGCACAGCGACGCGGCCACCTTCATGGTGGTGGTTTTCCCGTCGGTAGATTCGCCCTTGAGGTGATAACCGCCGCCGCCCACGCCGATAAGGTGGAGCAGGGGAGCGGCCAGCGCCAGACTGACGCAGAAGGTCAGTCGTGAATTATTGATGCAGTAGCGTCCAATCTGTTCGACCCACTCCGCCGTGCTGCCCGCTATTCTGAAATCATTCTTTGACGAGTAGGCCGACTGTAAAATCACGGATTCAGCACCGCTGCCTATCACCTCATCCTGCAAGACGTACACCGAGCCGTGCCAGCCGGTTTTATTCACGCAGGTGACTTTGCGCACGGGGCGGCAGGTGGAGATATATTCCATTAGATAACCCCTCGCCGAGCCGTTGACGCTGATGAAGTGCAGGCCATTTTCTAAAAGGACTTCCCTCAGCTCCTGACCGCTACCGGCGAGCACCGTCATCGGCATGGCCCACTGGTGATTAATGCCGTTCGAATCTTCCCACTCCAGCAGGCGGCCAAACTTCCCGCCGTCCGCGTCGCAGCTAATGGCCGTCACCCGCAGCGGGCTACAAATTTTGATTTGCCTGACCTGACCGCTGTCACCGTCGTCATTTACCGGCTTGTCGAACCACAGAAAATCCTTTGTCAGACGAAAACCATGGGGCAGGCGGGTTTCAGTGTCGTTAGGGTTCACCATTTCATCGCTAAAGGCGTCACGGGCGCGCTGGACGCCAAATTCACGGCGGAAATCATCCCAGTCCGCTTTAAATTGTCCTGACGGGATAGTGACCCAGCCGTTAACCGCCTGCGCCGCCTGAAACGCTTTCTCTCGGCCCGGATTATCTTTCCCGTCGGCAAAGTCGTTATCACCGGCGATAACCAGACGGGCATCCGGCCATTTTTCCCGCAAGACCTTGGCGACGTTAAGCAGGTTATTGGCCGATACTGCCGCCACGCACCAGCCGTCGCTCAGGCCGGAAACGGTCACGGCCGTGGCGAAGCCCTCGGTGATGATGACGCGCTCGGGGTATTCGTCCGGTACGGGCGTGACGGCCAGAAATGCCCCCGCCATTTTAGAGCCGGAGAGCAGGCATTTATCTCCCATAGGGCTAATAAGCTGCGCGCCGGTGGTCTGGTTATCCAGCGTGAGCAGAGGCAACAGTAACGAGCCCTCTGGAAAGGTCATACCGGCCATTGAGACGGGCTTTGCCGTCAGCGGATATTGATGACCGATAAGCCCCTTATTTTTCAGATACAGGCTTTCACCAAGCGAGGACTGACCGGCTAATGACCGGTAGGTTTTCTCAAGCTGCACCCGCTTTTGGGCGTCCGAGGCTTCTTTTCTGGCAGGCGCTTTTTTGGCAGGAACGGTGCCAAGAACCTGAGTGATTTCAGCAACAGCATCAGATTTACTTTGCCCTGAGATGAGGCATATTAAATCTAGACCATCACCATTCCCGCATTGGTTACAAAACCACGTGCCGCGCCCATCTTTATCGTCAAAGCGAAAGCGATCTTTGCCACCACATTTTGGGCATATCCCATGTTTGTTGTTTTCAGGAACATTTATACCCATTGATGGGAGGATAAACGGCCAATTTCCGCAGGCATTTTTTAATATATCGGAGACGTGCATATTCATAAATCTATACCTTAGAGGTGTAAGCAGCCCTATGCTTTCGCATATAGGTAATAGTCATTTTGAATTAAGACTATAAGTGCTTAATTGCTCGTTAAATCGTGATTGAATTTAATGGGTTAAATGCAATAGCATCCTGTAAGTATCGTGGTGAAAAATGCGCGTAAGTCATTGTTTGCTGTATGTTTGCATGTCCTAATACTCTTTGAAGAGTAATTATGTTGCCACCATTCATCATGAAATGAGTCGCGAAAGTATGACGTAGCACATGAGCTGCTTGTCCCTTAGGTAAATCAGGTTTTAGCTTTCGCAATGTTGTGCGTACGGTATTGTAATTAGGCTTAAAAAGTTGCCCATTAGTTTTGTTTTTAATTATGGCGACTAACTCATCTGATATTGGGACAGATCTGCGCTTACCGTTTTTAGTTTTCATGAATGTGACGACATTATTAATAATATGCTCGGCTTTTAAATTAGATATTTCACTCCAGCGACCACCAGTAGCAAGGCATAACTTTGTAACTTTGAGGTTATCACCCGTCAGGTTTAGCAACAGTGCTTTGATTTCTTCTGCTGATAAAAAGGCCATTTCTGTTGTCCCTTCTTTGAGTTTTTTAATATTCTTAAAAGGGTGATCATTGTAAAACTCTCCAGCATTAATCAGTTTGGTAAACATCCCGCTTAAAATAGCCTGATGCCGATTAACACTTGAAGGTTTAAGCCCTACGTCGAGCATTTTTATTCGGTAGTCTATGATGGCTTTTTGAGTGAGTTGATCAGCCCTAACCACACCTATGTTAGATAGATGGTTCAAAATACTACAAAGGCGACCTCTCTCAATATCTCCTCTAACATGATGCTTCCCATGATAAACCCACCATGTATTTAGAAGTTCGGTCAGCCGCCGTCTATCAGCAGGCTTTTCTAACCAGTCTTTACTTTGATATCTAACAATAATGTGTCGCTCAAAGATCTGTGCTTCACCTTTGGTATTAAACTGGCGGCGAATTCTTTTTCCATCGCTACCTTGAGGTCTAATGTCGACAAGGTATAAGCCATCGAAACGTTTTTTAATTGACATAAAGTACACCTTTTAATATGCGGTTTTCTTTGCGCTAAGAGCGTTAGTAACTTCCACACATTCCTTTTTCTTTTAACTCATCGAGTACAAAACACAGATCCTCATCCAAATAGCTGAGGAGGTGCGGGAGATAGAATGGAGTAAGTCCATCGATCTCTTTCTTTCTTAAATCAGCCCCTAAGAAATATGCTAATTCCTGAGAGCGATTAAGTTTCCGATAAGCTTCTAGGCTAAGTGTACTTTGGGCTTGTGTATCTTCATTGATAGATTTTGAAGCATGACTTACAGCGTTTTCAGAATTAGTCGGCCTATGCATGACGGCCCCCGTTTACAGGAAGGCGGCCAGCAAAGAAAAGGATAAACTGTTGCGCTAATAACTTGCGCGCTTCGTGTTCAGAGCTAGCAGTCACAGCTTTGCGGTGCGGACGGTCTGATGTGTCAGAACGGCTGACAGCAAGAAATAACCAATAATAGATAGCGGGTGAGTGTGTGGTACTATTCTTAACAGTCATAGCGTAAATCTCGATTACGTTTTGATAAGACGCCTCGATAGTGGTTGCAAGCACTTCGGGGCGTCGTTCGTTGTAGTATCTGGAATCGATACTGTGCGCACAGTATGTTTGCTTGTGTGCGCACATGTCAACTCTTACATTCTCTCTTTTTTTGTTGTATCGTGTGCGCACATGAGTGTGACTATTTTGGGGTGTATACGTGTCTAGCGGTAATACCAACAACAAATCAGCAAAAAAAAATATCCGTTTCCCGCATGAGTTAATTGAAGAAATAGACGTTAGTGTTGAGCGCGAGAAGTTAGAAAATCCCAGCGCTAACTTTTCGTCTTGGGTACTGGACGCATGTGAGAGAAAGCTCAAAACAGAACAGCGTAAGAAAACCCAGCAAGGGGCTGTTAAGGACTGATTGCTCTCTAGGATCATTTGCATAAAAACACTCTTCTGAATACATATAATATTCAGTTTTATATCCAACGTGAATTTACAATATCTCTCTCTGATTAATATGGCGGGAGATATTGGTATTTATGAATGCCGCTGCAACTTCTGATTTTCAATCCATTCTTCAATTTCGTTTTCAATCCAAGCCACAGTTCTAATTCCCGTTTTAACCTGTTTGGGGAATAAATCCATTTTTATATCCTCATAAATTCTTGTTCTTGATTTTCCCGTTATCTCCATAACTTTTGGTAATCGGATTAACCTATTCGAAGTTGTACTTTGGGACTGCTGAAACATAATTTCTCCATATACTTGCTAAGTGTTTATGCAATCCCGTAAGTCTTGGTTGCTTGCGGGACGTAAAAATAATAAACAAAACTTAGTTGCCTTGTAAAATTGACAGTAATTACAATAGATTGACAAAATTACAAACCAAATGAATAAGAGAAATAGACCACTATAAGCAGCTATAAGGTTCTAATTAGTTCTGAAAAGATTTAATAAAGTTAGGAGAACATATCTGGAGTGATAATCGTGCCGCTTCATTGTTGAAAATATAATCATTAGAACAATAAAACGGACTTTTTTATGATCATTTTTGTGATGGGTATCACATTTGTCGAATGTGATTTTTAGGAGTTAGAAGGAATTTAACTCAGCACGATTTTTTATCATATTTTTCATTAAGTTATGTCAGCATGTCACTGGGGGGTAAAATGACACATCATAATATATTGTTTTTAAAGGTATTTTTAAAAGGCGTGTCCACATAATGTCCACGCCTGAAAGTTGCTATTTTTTCTCCCATATAAAAGCATAGGGAGGGATAAATTCCTCTCTACATGCATCGAGATAATCAGCCCACCATTGCAGCATTGGCCGTCGTTCTTCCATATGCTCAGCTTTATGGATGTAAGCAGCTCTTACGCTGTTCCTTTCCTGATGGCTCATTTGGCGCTCTACCGCATCACGTGACCATCTTCCCGACTCAATGAGTGCACTACACGCCATAGCTCTAAAACCATGGCCGCAGACCTCAGTTTTAGTGTCAAAACCCATTGTGCGTAATGCTTTGTTAATGGTGTTTTCGCTCATTGGCTTATGCTGATAATGATCGCCGGGAAACATTAAAACCTCATCGCCAGAAAGTGGCTCTAATTCCTCTATTAATCCCAGCGCCTGAGTCGATAAAGGAATGAGGTGAGGCATTTTCATTTTGCTGCCGCGATAAGAGAATCGAACCTTTTCTAGTTCCTCCCTATGTGCAGGAATCTCCCAAATCAAATGCTCTTTGTTAATTTCACTCCAGCGCGAAAATCTCAGTTCGCTGGAACGAATAAAAATTAATAGATTTAGCTTAACCGCGATCTTAGTCAGATTCCTGCCGCGATAATTTTCGATTCTATTTAACAACTCGGGGATTCTTTCAAGGGGCAGGGCTGGCCGATGTTGAGATTTATGGGTCTCTATCGCCCCTGTTAGCTCTTGCGCAGGGTTGTATTTTATAAGGCCGCCTTGCACTGCGTATCTCATTATTGAAGTCGTGCGTTGTTGTAGCCGAGAAGCCAGCTCATGTTTTCCATCTTCTTCAATTGCTCTTAGCGGCGCTAAAAGATCTTGGGTGGTTAGCTGATTAATGGGCTTATTTCCAATGATGGGAAATAGGTGTGTCTCGAACGCACGGATTACATTAAGCGAATGCAGGGGAGACCACGTTTTCTTTCTGGCGTGCCACTCACGGGCAATGTCTTCGAATGAGGTTATTTTTTCTTGCGGTGTGTGTAGGGGATCGATCCCCAGAGACAGACTTTTCAGTAATTCGTCACGTGCTTTTCTGGCTTCAGCAAGAGACATAAGCGGGTACACGCCTAAAGCTCGCGTGGTGTCCTTGCCGTTAATGGTACGCCTGAATCGCCAATATCGGGAACCATTGGTGTGAACAAGAAGGTACAAACCATTGGAATCACTTAATTTATAAGACTTTTCTTTTGGCTTGGCGCTCCTGATAGCTGTATCGGTTAACGGCATGGGTTTTCCTTAGTTCGACGGGTACAAAATGCATCGAACCGATTATACCCGTATTTATACCCGAGAAAAAATGGGCTGTAGTGGGTTTTTAGGGGACTAAGTGGGACGTCATTTTAGCTTTAATTGATGATTTATATGGTTTTTATGAACTTGGTGGGATGTGGTGGAATGTCGTTATGGTGTCCCCTACAGGAATCGAACCTGTAACTAGCCCTTAGGAGGGGCTTGTTATATCCGTTTAACTAAGGAGACTTTGAGCGGTGGCGTTCCATTTTGTTCGCCTATGTTTCTATCCTACCGTAAAACCTCATGTTTTTACAAGTCTTACGTTCCTAATCGTTCTCATGCGTTTCCGTTCATTTCACCTTGATATCGCTTCGTTCACTTGCCATTGAGTACAGATTGAGTACAGAATGTTTTAAACAGTGTGTACAGGAAACTTATTGTGGCTTTAAGCGATACCAAACTTAGAAGCATCAACGGCAAAGCCTATACTGGACCGGCTGAAGTTACTGACAGTGATGGCTTGAGTGCCAGAATTACGCCGACTGGGACGATAGCTTTTCAATATCGTTTTCGCTGGCAGGGTAAGGCAACCCGCATCACTATTGGTCGTTATCCATCGACATCACTGAAAGACGCTCGTGTAGCAGTCGGCGAGATGCGCGCATTGTACATGAAGGGGATAAACCCCAAAACCTATTTTGCCAGTAGTGCTGGCGAGATGACTCTTAAAGACTGCCTTGATCAGTGGTGGGATAAGTATGTCACAGGGTTGAAAGAGAATACGCGGATCCTGTATCGGTCAGTCGTGTACAACACTATGTACACAGAATTCCTGGATGTGCCTGTTGCAGATGTACCCATAGCGATGTGGGTGAAGTTTTTCGATAAGCAGGAAGCTCTGAACAAAAAGAAAGCCCGCGTTCTGTTAACCCAGCTCAGATCAGTTATGAACTGGTGTATCAGTCGTCAGCTAATCCCGTCCTGTGAGTTAATGAAACTCAGCGTGAAAAATATCGGCAAGAAGGCGGATGTTGGGGATCGGGTTCTCACTTACTCTGAATTAGCAAAAGTCTGGTTAGCACTCGAAAATAACAAAGTGTTTTCCTCAAACAAGCTGCTGCACCAAATGCTTCTACTTTGGGGGGCCCGACTATCTGAACTGCGACTGGCAACAAGCGAAGAGTTCAACGTGAGCGATTTCATTTGGACTACTCCATCTATTCACTCAAAGATGGGCAACATTATTCGGCGTCCAATATTTGAGCAGATGAAACCCTACGTGGATAGATTATTAAATTCAGGGAACAGAATTCTATTCCCTGGTCAGGAGCTTGATAAGTCAATCGACCGCTCCTCATCAAATACCTATATGAAAAAATTAAGGGCCACGATTGATATCCCTGAGTGGCGCACCCATGATTTTCGCCGTTCATTAGTGACGAATTTATCAAGTGAAGGGGTGATGCCCCACGTTACAGAGAAGATGCTGGGTCACGAGCTGGGAGGCGTTATGGCTGTTTATAATAAGCACGATTGGTTAGAGGATCAGCGTAAAGCATATGAGCTCTACGCTGATAAGATTTTCTGGCACATTAAACAGCTCGGTTAACGCCGCCGTCATTGATCCATTTTTCAACAGCCACACGACTGTATCGGGCGGGATGAGTGAGGACAGGGGCAGGAAAGCCGTGATTCTTCTTCAACCGCCACAATGCAGTTTTCCGCTTGCCAAGCGTTGCCATTACTTCTGCTTCACTCATAAAATCAGTGCTCATTTTCCCACCTCCGGATCTACTCTACGTTTCTTTGTACCACTCAGGCCTACCGCTTCGATCTCCTTATAAACGTCTCTTTCATAACGTCTATGCTGAAAAACGCCTTCGAACCAATATTCAACATCATCTACATCGGGGATGCTCACAGAAGGCTTTTCATGAAGCATGATACCTCTCGATGTACCCCGCCTAACCGTCAAATACCCCTTTTTCTGCAATGCGGCCAGCTTCAAATGAGCATTGTTGGCTGAACTCCATCCCATCCCCTGAGATATTTCGCTTTGCGTAGGAGGGATGCCATTTTTCCGTTGATACTCCTTGATGAAATCCAACGTAGCTTGCTGCGCTTGAGTTAATTCGTTCATATCACACAGCTCCTATCGCTTTCTGAACTACCCGATAACCCCGTTTCCGGGGCTTTTTCTTCGGACTAATTTTCGCTGCAGCCACCCGTGGTCGTGGCGGCTCTGGCTCATGAATGCCGGTGCGCATTCGATACTTCTCTCGCATCTTCCACGCGTTCCATGCCGTCCAGTCGCATCCGTCATCAATTTCGACGGTGGCCTGAATTAATTTATCGTTCAGGTCCACCCGCTGATTTTTCGAAACTCTGTGCATGGTCGGCATCACGTTGCCACCTTGTTATAACCAGCGTTGATGATTTCTTTAGCGATACTGGCTGGTGTAGAAGTTTCTAACCACTCAGCTTCCTGAACAACGCGATTCAATTCGCCCAAAAGCACAGACTTGTAGGTTTCAGGCCAATACTCACTGGGAATATCGTTTGCGCTTTGCTCACCAATAAGTTCGATAGCCAGCAGAGCAGCTTCCTCAGCAGATTTTTCAGGTTTGCGGTAGCCGTCGCCCCAAACTGCGCTGGTGATATCGCCCGGATCTGCTCCAGCCATTTTGATGATTTTAGCCAGTTCAAAAACGTTAGTTTTTACCATTGCATGTCCGCCCCAAGCTGCCGAGCCACTTCCTCTTAGCCCATGTCCTCTAACATTTCTCCAAATCGGTTCAAGCAAGCGCTGATCCACTGAATACCGCGAGGCTTTAAGGTGGGGATTGCTCCCCAGTTAACGAAAAAACCTCTTGGCGCTTTCTTCATTTCATCCAAGTTTAAAATTCTCAGGTAGCGATTCAGTCGCATAGCGTCAGACATACCATTTTCTTGGAGATGGGTGTCAATGAAGGCCGCCAGTGAAGTCCGGTCAATCGCAAAGTCTCCATACTTGTGCCGGTACACCGGTCTGCGGTGCATGGCAATCTGGTGATACATAAACGCTTCACACACCAGATTAAGAACCTGAGTCACCCGGGCGCTTCTAATCTTTCCCATATTCATCGTTCCAGCTCCTTAACCACCACTTTGTAGGCCCGCATGACCTTAGGTGTGCGACCGGTGATCAGAGTTGTACGGCGAATAATGCCAGTGCTGGTGGCTCTCACATCGGAGTGAAGCAATGCGGCATCAACGCACCGATTGTGCTGGCGCACCATCGGTAGCCAGCTGGTTAGCGTCAGCGTGGCCGTAATGCCGTGGATCTGATAGTCGATTTGCATTATTTGGCCTCCGGCGTTACTTCAGACGATTTCAGACGCAATGAAAATCCACCGAATTCAGGGTGCTGCCAGCGTTTAAGCTTACCTGTTGGTGGCGTGGATTCATCAAGCAGCGTCTGGGCTGCCGACATGAACGAGGCGCGGTGGATCATCAAGTGTCCGCGCTCAACACCGGTCAAAGATGTGGGCAGGGCGGAAAAGGTGGACAGACGACGACAGGCACTGTCTGACAGTCCTGAAATCCATGACAGTTCGGAGACAAGCGCATACTCAGATGGACTGCCGGCAAATTCTTGATGGTTGACCTGCAAGCTTTCCGGCGCTGGAGGTGCGGCGACAATGGTTGGTTCGCTCAATGCCAATGGTTGCGATTTCTGGATGCCAACGATATCGATCACTGCCTTCATTGTTGCTGTTGCAGTTGCTTCGGCCACAACGCGGGCCAGTGAGAGAATGTCATTATTCATGCTAGTTTCCTGAGGTGCTGATTGTTGTCCAAGGCGGAGTTGAGAAACTTCGTTTTCCAATTCTTGCCACTGGTCTACCAGCGTGGCGGTGAACTCAGGGCTGAGCTGAGCGACTACAACAATGCTGTCGCGTTTACCCTGCTCACCCTTGAAGTTGTAGTACTCACGGGTGACGACAAGACCTAAGTTATTGATTTCTTCGAAAACCTGCGTTGCAGGGAGTCGGATTACGCCTCGTTCTGCAAGCCGATCGATGGAGGCTTTGACGTTGTCAGGGCGAGAGCCCACGAGATCAGCGATCTGCTTGTGGTTCATGGACATCTGCTTGCCGGTAAAGGTGATTTCAGTTTTATTGGTCATGTTCATTTCCTTAGTGGCGGACTGGTGCCGATGGCATCTGATAGTCATTGCTACGGATCTCTGCGCACATCGCCGTAAAAACGTCATCCAGCAGCTCAGTCAACTTGGCGCGGTCTTCTTCTTTGTTGAGTTCATGACCCATGTAGAAATAAACAACAGCTTCGTCTGGCGCGTATTTTTTGTTCTCCATGAGGATCGGCTCAATGTGTGTGACCAAAGCTGCTTCGATCACTTTTCCCGTGATGCCGAGGGAAATATCACCACTGATAAACACCGGTGCGTCGTGCTTTACCCCCCATCGATGCTCGCAGGCCATCAGGTATACGGTGGCGACGCTGGAGCGCAGGATTTCTGTCAGAATTTGGTTAAACTCTCTTTGCTGCTTCGCGTTCATTTTTTTCGCCTGAGCAACGGCGCTTACGTCTTTCATCCATGCTGGCACTTTAAATTTTCCGCCAGACCGTTCTTCCGCCTCTGTGATTCTTGCAATAAGGTCTTTCGCTTGTTTACGTGAGTTCATTTTCTGTCCTTCTGTGCGTTATATTTTTCGTGGCTCATTAGCTGCCAGTTCTTGCCGTTGTCTTTCGATAGCAGTCGCCAGCGGTGATTTACTTTGAGAGATAGGTTCCCCGTTCCGATGATTCGCAGCGGGTTTAATCGCTGTTTCCGGTACTGACTCAGCACGACCACCGCCCGGTCATGCACCCACTCTGGAACTCGGATTGCAGTTAATGTCATGGTTACAAAGCCTCCGGCTTGCCTTTGTACTTCGCCTGGTAAGAACATCGAGCGGCGCTGGTGGCGCACTGATCTCGCTCTTTTTCGGTCAGGCCCAGTGCAAGCGCCTCTCGCCAAGCCACTGCTGCGCGGCGGTGCAGGCTCTGCCCTTCGAGTTCTTCCGCTTTGCCGCATAGCGTTGCGAACAGGGAAGCCATCAGTGCACCACCTGAAGGTCTGCTGCCTTGGGATTCTGCAATGCTTCTGTCACCGCATCTGCCATCATCTCTTTCATGAAATCGTGGCCTGCTGGTGTCAGCTTCCCGCGACTTGGGTTGAACATTGAGGTGTAGGTATCAACTACCGCCTGTTCGCCATCAGCCGTGCCGCGCACCTCGTAAACTAGGCGCTCAATGTGGCCGATCATGATTTGGGACAGGCTCACTTCGGTTATCTCGACAAGCACCGGTAACTTGCTGGTGGGTACCGTTACTGGTACCTGATATCCGCCGAAGTGACGGAAGCAGTAATCGAGATAGGCGAGGGCGATGCGCTGGCGGTCACGCTCAATCTTTTCTTTATTTGTCATCGTTAATATTCCTTGTCTGGAATTTGGTTGCAGAATTCCCCGACCGTTAGGCCGTAATTAAATTTCTGAAAAAACTTTATTAATTAGATGCTATTTAATTGCTTGTCGTTCAGCTTCGTTATGCTTATCAACAAGGCATTTTAATTCACGCACCCGGGCATCAATAATCATTAACATTCCAGCGTGAGTAATGTTGTACTCAGAACGCTCAAACTGATTAAAGTTATTGACGGCTGTGAGCATTGCGTTGATAACATATAACTCATCACCAACATCTAACATGTCGAACTGAACCGGAGCTTGGTTCGCTTTTGCCATTAGAGATGCTCCGTTTCCAATTTATTAAGCATTTGGCGAACCATTTTGATATTTTCAATGGCTAAATGGGTGATGGAATATTCGTCTTGCCATCTTCCATCTGTCTGCAAATTGTCACGGACTACATGCAGTGCTCCTTCTGAGAAATTCAGGTCGAGAATACAAGCGCGCATGCCATTAAGTAGACAGCCTTTAGTTTCTGCGTTCATAATTTCTGCCCCAATTCAGCCATGTTAGAAATAATATCGAGAAGTTCGTGAGCTATACTTCTTTCTTCGTCACTACCGGTTAAGAATGAAGCTGCATCTGCTAATGCTTTTATTTTAATTAGGGCATCCTCAGCACTATATGGTGGTGTGTTATTCATTCTTGTGCCCCTCCTACTTGTGCTGCACGGCTCGCCAATCCTTGTGCAAACTCAACAATTTTATTGCCCAAGATGTGGTCGGCATGGTTAAGGCGAATAATCATTGCGGCATCCAGAATTACTGCCAAATCGCTCAAAATATCTACGAGGTTGATATCACCGTTTTTAACTGTTGCCATGTTGCACCTCACTAAGTGGTAGGCGTGAGCCAAGAGATAGAACGTACCGGCTAGATAACTGGCGGCGAGCCTCTTTTTCATTAACAAGCCACAACGCGGCGCATCACAGGCTTTGCCTTAGGGTCAGAACGCAAGACAGATGCAAAAACAAATGTGCTTGTGCTAATATCCGAAACAGCCTTACTCTCCGTACTGTCGCAAGTAGTGATTTTTAAGGTCAGGCTCTGGTTGTGATTGGTAGTCGGAACCAGAGCCGTTTCTTTAAACATGAGTAAAATATTCATTTCTTCTCCATGACGCTTAATTGACAAGCTGCATTTGATTCAACTTCTAGAATTCTCTCTAGAAACGTCACATTCATTTCTATGAATGTACCAATGGTTTTCATATTCTCTTGGAGAGTCTCGACTGAATGCCATTCACTAAATCCGGCGTGAAACATTAAATTACCCACAGCCTTCAAACCGTCAATAATGGTGGCAGCAGCGGCACCAGCATTATTCTGATTCTGCAACGCTTCTTCGTGAGATACGGTTTCACCACAATTATCAATAATTAAATCTGAAACATTAATCATGGGCATAACCAGTTACTTTAGAAGTTGTGCTAGAGTCGTCATAAAGAGAAATTACAAACTGATTAGCTTTATCGCTAGTGAAATAAAGTGAGCGCAAAAGACAGCATATTGCGCAATCAGTTTCCGGGTTCTCTTTGGTGTTTTTATAAATAGTTTCAAGCAGGGTGGTTGCTTCAATAATTTCTGCGTTAATCAATTCAATCATTTGTACTGGTGTTTTGGCTTTGGCGTTGACCATCTCATTGACTCCGTAGTTTGACGATGAGGTGAATTTACCTTAATGATAAAATCAGGTAAAGCCATAATTTATCAAATTGATTAATTTTAATATATCCTTATGTTATTTAAGATAAAATAATTTATTGCGGGTATAAAAAAACCGCCATCATGGCGGTTTGGGGTAAGGGCGAGCAATTATCAACCTAACCGAGTGTATGACATCTGCCATTTCCCGATAACTAAGCCCTGAATGTGAAACAGCTCCTCATCCTCTGATGTTACTTCCCATTTGTCATATGAAGTATTATCGCTGATAACTATTAGTTTGTCTTTTAAGAGCTGGAGCCTCTTTATGTATAAATTATTGCCGTAGACAAATGCATAGATACCATCACCAACAAAACGTTCAATGGTGATATCTAGCACGACTAATTCACCAGGCACAATACTACCCAGCATACTGTCGCCCATAGCCGTAGCAATCTTAAGTGCAGAAGCTTTTCGCCCTCCAAACATCCTTCGCGCTTCCTCAGGATCAAGTTCTATAGAGCGAATCACCTCAGGGTACTCAGTATTCGAGTAACCATGACCGCAGCTAAACTCGGTACTTAAAACATCTAGGGTGTATGTTTTCGTATCATTTTCTGCGCTGTCTTTGGTAATGAAGTACTTCTGGCTAATGTCAGATTTCTTGTCAGTAACTGGGGTCTCACCGTCGCCAACAATATTTTCTAACCACCCTCCCGCAGGGCTTCTCTGTCTAGCCAATCTGCTCTCAATATCATCCCATCTTGGCGAATCAATCCACCCATGAGGCAAATTTAGGTTTAATTCTATACGCCTTGCCAGCGTACCCCCAATGTTCCTAGAAGGGTTGTCACTGGTTAACTGACTTAACTGTGATGGAGGGATGCCTATTTCATCGGCAAACCCAGCCTTACTAGAACCCGGCACATCAATTAAGTAGTACTGCATCAATGCCCGAAGATTTCGGCGCCTGATCTCTTTAATGTCCATTTATCAATCCCCTCACATTTTATCAATATGATAAACAGTATTGTTGATAAATTCAATTGCCATAAATTTATCAAAAAGGTAAATTAAGAAAAAAGGAGGTCAACATGACTAATCAACTTCTCAACTGGCGCAAAACTTCGACTTCAGAAGAATGGCTTGAACTAGCTAAAAAAGCTGGCACAACAATCGGATATTTAAATCTGGTTGCATACGGATACCGTAATGCATCCCCAAGATTAGCATCTTCTATTGAGATGGCCTCTCAATCCTTCGATGGCAAGGTGCTGATTAGCAAGGAAAATTTGGTGTTTAGAAATTCTTCTCATGACCATGCCTAACCCCGCCAAAACCATCATACCTGAAGTATACAGCGGGGCTGATGCAGAGTGGATTCAGGAGCAAATGGTGCGGCTATCGCCCGCCATGAGGCACAAGATCGCCGTCAAGTATGCTGAGGTTTATCAGCAGACATGGGATATCGAAACAGTCTCTTATCGACAGGAGAACAGGGCGCGACATGAGGCCAATACCCGTCTCAGGTTGTTTGTCGAACGGTACCACAAAGCGGCAATGGGCTTAGCTGAAAAACCGCCACTGGCCAGTACACCGGCCCAGATTGGCGATGCTGGTGGGCCAGCAGACTACCAACAGGCTTCGGGATGGCGTTAGGGACGCAGCGTTTCAGAAAACACGAAATTGGGATTGTGTTTCTGGCAAGTGAAAAAACTGTGAGGTGTTCACAGGGCTAAACCCCAAAAACATCGGGTCAAGGTCAAAGGCAGATCGAGTCTCCGAGTACTCCACCTAAGGACAAGGAGAGGGCAACTTAAAAGTTTCAGTAAAAACAGTAAGTTGCGAGAAAAAAAATACCAAGCTTTGTCGGGTTGTCCCGACACATGTTGTCGGGTTGTTATAAATCAATGACTTAGGAGATCGAATGGGAGGGTTCATTCGAATGTTCAAATTAGCGGAATTGGGACGGAAGCTGGCCCCGCTTAGCGAAGCAAGCCAGATGCTGTTTTGGGAATTGCTGGATATGGCTGACTGGCGAACTGGGAGAGTTATCACAACTCATGAGGAGATGGCGGCAAAGATTTCTAAAGCAGTTAGGACCGTTGAGCGGGCAACGAAAGAGCTTACAGTCGTTGGTTTGGTCAGGCACAAGAAGGGCATGTTTGCAGTGAATCCAGATTACGCATGGGGCGGTCGTAGCTGGAATATTCCCAAAGCGGCTTATCACGGCATGAATGGCAAAACGGCTCAGGTGATTAACTTTGCTGATGCGGCACAAGCATTGAGCGAGGAAGCGTTAGAGAAAATCGGGCATGAAACCTTGAGGGAGGTATCAGCCCGAAAATCCAAAGGAACTAAAATATGCTGAATCTTCAACCAAAAATTAAGCAAGTCACTGGCATCAAAATGCTGCACAGCGACTGGAATAACTATCGCACATTCTTGATTTCGGCACCAGTGGGCTACGGGAAGACATTCCTTGCGGCTTATCTGGCTGACAAAATGATTTCGCTGGGCAAGCGTGTGATGTTCGTGGCGCCATACCTCACGCTGGTACGCCAGACAGCAACGCGTTTCGTTCAGTACGGTATTCCTGAGGAAGAAATTGCTTTCATTTGGCGTGACTACCAGCCTCAAGACCCTAATCGCCTGATTCAGATTGCCAGCGCTGATACGCTGATCCGCCGTGAGTTCCCGGACAATATCGACTTGCTGATTGTCGATGAAGCCCATATGAAGCGCCGTGGCCTATTGGAGGTCATTCGTGATTCAGGCATCAAAGTGATTGGCCTGTCTGGTACTCCATTCGCACCTTGGATGGGGCAGTACTACGAAAAACTCGTAAAGCCCACCACCATGAAGGAGCTGATCACGATTGGCGACCTGAGCAAATACGAGTTTTACGCCCCAACCAAACCAGACCTGAAAGGCGTGAAAAGCAGCAGCAAAGCAGGATACGGGAAAGACTTCAACGAAGACCAGCTCGCCGAAATTATGGGGGGTGCCGACCTCGTTGGCGATATCGTTAAAAACTGGCTGGAGAACGGGGAAGACCGCCCGACCATCTGTTTTTGCGTGAACAAGTCTCATGCAGCCTACATCACGATGGAGTTTAACCGTGCAGGCGTGGCAGCCGAAATCATGGTAGATGACACACCACCAGATGACCGTCAGATGATCATTCACCGCTTCGAGCAGGGGGCGACAAAAATCATCGTAAACGTTGGCGTGTTGGCAGCAGGTTTTGACAGTGACGTTCGTTGCATCATCTACGCCCGCCCGACGAAATCAGAGATCCGCTGGCTGCAAACGCTGGGGAGGGGATTGCGTACCGCGCCCGGCAAAGACCACTGCAAAATCTTCGACCACAGCGGCAGCATTCACCGGCTTGGCTATCCCGATGATATTGAATACGACGAATTGTCGGGTAAAAACGATGGAATGAAGGCCAGCGTCAGTGCCGCACCGGCAGAGAAGAAAGACAAAATCCCCAAGGAATGCCCACAGTGTCACTACATGAAGGCCGCTGGTGTTTATGTCTGCCCCAAGTGCGGATTTAAACCGCTGAGCGGTGAGGACGTTGATACTGATTCCTCACGAGGTCTGAAGCGAATCAGCCGCAAAGCCCGTATCTACACGCGTAACGATAAACAGGCGTGGTGGAGCCAGATTAAGCATTACCAGCGCCAGCGAAGCCTGAAGGGTAAACCGCTGTCTGACGGCTGGTGCGCCCATACCTACAAAGACAAGTTCGGTGAGTGGCCGAATGGCCTTTCTGATTTCCCAATGGAAACAGGTCCGGAGGTCTGGAACTTCATCAAGTCCAAATTTATTTCTTACAGCAAGGCGAGAGGGACTGCCTAATGAAAACGACTGAGGCGGTGATCGGGCGTTGGCCTGAAATTTTTGAATACTACGGCCTGCCGCCGATCACTGGTAAGGCGCACTTTAAGGGTGAATGCCCATGCTGTGGAAAGAAAGGTAAATACCGCTGTGATGACCTTGACGGGCGGGGGCGGTGGATTTGTAGCTGTGGGACAGGTGATGGCTGGAACCTGCTTATCCAGACACAACGCAAGGATATCAGAACGCTTTACAACGAGGTTGACCGGATTATTGGCAACTCGTTTGACCGGAGTCAGGTTCCCGTTAAAAAACTGGAGAGCGAAGTTTCCTCTGAGAGAGATTTGGTGATCCGTCACTTTTCAGCCATGCCACCATTGCGAGGCACCTTGGGCGAAACGTATCTGAACAAACGCGGCATTAACACGATGCCTTCCGCTGACGCTACCCGTTACTGTCAAAGTCAGAGGGTAGGCAACGGGAATACGTATCAGGCTCTTTGGTCGCTGGCAACCGACAACAAAGCCAATCTGTGCTATCTGCATCGCACATTGTTGGATGGCGATCGTAAAGCCAACGTTGATGTCGCCAAAAAGCAAAAGGCGCTACAGGATAAAAGTGTGCTGGAGCACGCTGTATCGGTGGCTATTCGCCTGTTCCCCGTAGCCTCAACGCTGGGCATTGCGGAGGGTATTGAAACGGCCCTGTCCTGCAAGCAGCTCTACGGAGTGAATACATGGTCAGTTATTAACGCCACGTTTATGGAGAAATTCAGGGTTCCAGCTGGCGTGCAGCATCTCGTAATTTTCGCTGATATGGACAAGCACACAGCTACCGGTCAGGCGGCTGCATTTGCCTGCGCTCGCTCAAACCTCAATGCAAAAAATGACCTACAGAAAATCACTATCCGCTGGCCCGACAACGGAGATTTCAACGATCTCATTATTAACGGAGATCAGGTCAGAGAGCAGATTTATTACAAGAAGGTGGCAGCTTAATGAAACTCGAAAACGCACTGAAGCAGTTCAACCCTAAAAGCCAGATGATCACTAACGTCCCTCCAGCTACGGCGTCCGATTCATTAAGCGGTCCTGACCTTGCTGCCTGCATGGGGATGGCGGAATCTCAGGCGGCTTTCGGCATGGGTGCTTTCCTCGGGAAAAATGGTATCAGCACAGAGGACGCAAAGCGCACGGTAGATCGCCTCGCTGCATACGCAATGCAGAAGGCAGGCAAGCATGTTGGTAAAGTCGCTGGCCGCCGGATGGCGCAGTGTATGATTGTTCTCGCCAAGATGGCCTATGCGGAATATTGCCAGTCAGCGGGAAGCAGCAGCACCTGCACAGATTGCAACGGAGCAGGTTTCAACACAGTGGAACGCGAGGTTGTGAAATATGCCGGTTACATTGGTGCTGATGGAGAAGTGAAGATCCCCGAGGTTACAGAAACCCAGACAGTCAAAGAGTTGTGTCTGACCTGCAACGGTAAACGATTGGTTTCGCAACGCTGCCGCTGCAATGGTACCGGCCGAGTTCGTGACCTGGTTAAATCGAATCGTCTCGGCGTGCCAGTAGATAAAACCTGTGAGCGCTGCACGGGGAGAGGATTCAAACGGACGCCGGGCACAACTGCCTACAAAGCCATCGTGGCGCTGTTGCCAGAGCTGCATGAGAGAACATGGAATCGTAACTGGAGATCACTCTATGAGCTGCTGGTGGTCAAATGCGAGAGGGAAGAGAACCACGCTGACGCAGTGTTCCAGAGAATCACCAGAAGATAGTGTGATCGGGGATCTTATTAGCCAATTCGAATATAAGTGTTGCATTTTGTCCGAACTTGGCGTAATTTCTCTAAATCATGGGCATTTCTGTAGATGACCCACACGAAAACACATAAGACCTCGCTTCGGCGGGGTTATTTGTTTCTAGCTGGGCGAACATAATGGTGCCGCTGTCGTGAATATTTAAATACGGTAAATCCCGTATGTAAAGTTAAGGTGTGTACGTTGTATGGTTGGTTTTGCTGGGATGGTTTATTCGCCCCTTAGGCCCTTTAGCTCAGTTGGTTAGAGCGCGCGACTCATAATCGCTCGGTCGCTGGTTCAAGCCCAGCAAGGGCCACCAAACCGCCGCTAGCTCAGCCGGATAGAGTCGATATCAATTGTTGTTGTAGGTGCGAGGTTCGAGGCCTCGGTGGCGGCCCATATATCGCGGTCATCGTATAATGGCTATTACCTCAGCCTTCCAAGCTGATGATGCGGGTTCGATTCCCGCTGACCGCTCCAAATAATGCTTTTCAGTCTGCGAAGAAGGGATAACCCGGAGTGACCGGAAAGCACACCAGAAGGGTGCACTTAGATTTGATACGCACTATCGGTCCCTTCACAGAGATTCTGAGTGTGCCCTTCGGTGTGAAGTGACAGCCGGGAAAGACCGGCACCCATTTCTAGCCTCGACATTTTCATTTTGTATGTTGGGGCTTTTTTGATTCTGCTATCAGTTATGAAATCATCACGGTTTAATTGCACTATGAAAATTTCGCAGTTAGAAAGTGAACGCATTTTAAGGCAGCCAGAAGGCAGTCTTTTTAATATTCATTGGTGAAAAAAAACCTCACACCCGAGTGATCAGGAAGTGAGGTAGCTAACTTAGCCAACATCAGTACTACAACATAAGAGTAGTTAATTAATTTCTGTTTTGTAAAAAAAATTAAATCATTTTAAGGCTCACTTCGGTGGGCCTTTTTTATTTCCCAATAACTACGCACCTAACCGGAACATCGGAGGGCGGGACTATGAGAATGATTCCAGAAAAAATTGCATCGGGTTTGTCCTACTGCACATCTGCTGGGCTTATCTGCGCAGGTAGCTTTAGCGACTGGCTCCGGCATCTTGATTGGAACCAGATCGCTATCGTTGGCGGCTTCGTGATTGGTATCGCGACATACATCACTGGCGCTTACTTTGACTGGCGCAGAACGCGGGCTTACGAACGGGGATTAGAGGCGGGGATTGTCAGTCGCCCGCCAGAGAAGCGAGGCTTCTTTAAGGCGAAGGGTGACGAGTAATGGCTATTTCACCGGGAATGAAAAGCAAGCTCAGTAAGGCTGTTATCGCTCTCATCATCTCTGGTGCTAGCGCCTCCGCGATCCTCGGCCAGTTTCTTGACGAAAAAGAAGGTAATCGGCTGGTGGCCTATGCAGACGGCAAAGGCATCTGGACAATCTGCCGCGGCGCCACGCGTGTTGACGGCAAGCCAGTTACAAAAGGCATGCACCTTACCGCGCAGAAATGCGGCCAGGTGAACCAGGTTGAGCAGGAAGCAGCAATTGCGTGGGTTAAGAAGAATGTCCGCGTGCCGCTGACACCTCCGCAAATAGCCGGAATTGCTTCCTTCTGCCCGTACAACATCGGCCCCGGCAACTGCTTCCCGTCCACGTTCTATAGCAAGTTGAACGCTGGTGACTGGCATGGGGCGTGCACTGCGATCAAGAGTTGGGTTCACGACGGTGGCAAAGACTGCAACGTCCGGTCCAATAATTGCTTTGGTCAGGTGGTACGCCGCGACCAAGAGAGCGAGCTGACATGCTGGGGGCTTGATGCTTAA